CAGAAGGCTATAACTGCTAGCGCAAGAGCTGGATTTAGCTACAACACTAGGGAACACTTCAAATGGGCAGCACCAGGTATGCCATACAGTGCAGCGAGAAGAGCAAGAGGAGAGCCTACTGTCCAAGATGAGGACGTGGTTGTTCTAAGGAAGGGGTTATGAGAACTTGTTATAGATGCAATCTAGATTTTCCAGAACCCGATATGGCAGTAGGAAAGAACACATGCAAGAGCTGTGAAGCCCTAATAAAGAGAGAGTGGAGACGAGATAATGGAGACCACTACCGAGCGTATCACAAAGAATATAGAAAGAAATACAGTCAAGAGCATCCTGGGGAATACGCATCTATGATGGCACTTTACAGAGCAACAGCCAGTCCAGAAAAGGTAGCACTACATAAGTTAGCACATGATAAGGTATATCGAGCTAAACTACAAAAGAGACCATGTGCTGTATGCGGAGCTTTAGATGTAGTTCATGCTCACCACGAAGATTACAGCGAGCCACTAAAAGTAGTGTGGCTCTGCCCTTATTGCCATTCAAGATTACATAACGAAGGAGGTAACTAAAATGACTAGACCAGATTGGGACTTATACTTCATCAGAATTGCTAAGGAAGTAGCATCAAGAGCCACTTGCCCAAGAGCAGCAGTAGGAGCTGTCATAGTCAAGGATAACAGAATACTGTCAACTGGCTATAACGGTGCTCCTGCTGGCGAAGAGCACTGCACAGATGTAGGATGTCTGATGGAGAACAACCACTGCCAGAGAGCCGTCCATGCAGAGTTCAATGCACTAGGATATGCTGCTAAGTATGGAATATCTCTAGACGGAGCAACCATGTATGTCTGTGATGCCTTGGGCAGAAAAGCTACACCTATCTGCCAGAAGTGCAGTCAGCTAGCTAAAGTAGCAGGCATTGTCAGAATATGTGAAAGAGGATTATAGATGACAAAGATCAAGTGGTTCAGAATAGGAAAAGGAGACCTAGCTATAAGACTATATATTCCTCCATCCTTTGAGATATGTCTTAGATTCAATATCCCTCTGGTAAGATATGAAGTCGCCATGAGCTTACTCTTTGTCTCAGTATCATACAACTGGGAAAGGAAGAGACTCCTATAGTGCCTGTATACTATTACGGCTCTGGCATAGCAAAGGAGAGATTCCAATTCTTTCTTGATAATCCACCAGTAGCTATCAGTATAGATGCTGAGACTCCAACTATAACTGAGCGGATGCCTTTGGGATTTGCTATTGCTTTCTCACCAGAGGAAGCATTTTATTTCCAAGTACATCCTGAACCACCGAGAGAGCTAGAGCTACTGAAACCATTGCTGTTTAACCCTAAGGTATGCAAGATAGCACACTATGCTTTGTTTGATTTGTCAGTTCTGCCAATGATACCTCATGTAGCAGGCTTTGACCGCTCCAACTTATTTGATACTAATACAGCAGCTAGACTATTAGGCAGGGAGCTGACAGCTCTAACCATACTAGCACCAGAAGTTGGTATGATAGCTGAAGATGCTAAATCCTTTATGCAGAGGCTAAAGGTAACCAATATGCTAGATGCTCCTGCTATGGAGGTAGCCAATAAGTGTCAGCAAGATGCTAAGGCGGCTTTTGCACTGTATCTTGACTATGAGCCTAAGATGGCTAGTCAGTATCCTGATTATTTTAAGGTGGAGATGGAAGTAATACCTATCTTAATAGACCTTAGCATGAGAGGACTAGCTATAGACCAGAGGGCTAGAGCTGAGCTAGAGGCAAAGCTGGAAGATGAGGTAGAGTTCTACCGTAGACAGCTGGAGCAATATGGAGTTGAGAAGCCAGGCTCCACTCAGCAGGTAGGATACATATTAGGTAAGAGAGGCTCCTTTCTCCCAATGACTAGGAGTAAGAAGCAGTTATCTACCAGGGAAGCTGACTTAGAATTCCTTGACGACCCTATGGCAGCAGCAACGTTAGGCTGGAGACATAAGTCCAAATTGCTCAGCACGTATATTAGTCCGATAGCAGGCGATGACAGGTTTTATTGTTTGCACCCAGATACAAGAGTTCTGAAAGCAGACTTATCATGGGAGAGAATAGCAGATATGAAACCTGGAGACGAAGTTATAGGACTAGATATGCAAGGAGAGTCGGGCAGAAGTTGGAAGATGACCAGAGAGAAGGTTGACCACCTAGACCTCATAAAAGCTCTAGCATACAAGATTACAACTCAGTATGGTAGCGTTATAGCTAATGGAGAGCATCCTTGGCTAGTTGTATTTGGAGGCAACTACAAGGGCAAAGCGCTATGGGTTAGGACAGACCAACTTAATCAGCACCACAAGATTAAGTATATCTGTTCACCTTGGGAAGAGCGCACAGATGACTTCCTTAAAGGCTACCTCCAAGGAATCTCTGACGGAGATGGATATGCCAGCCATACTCTTGCAGGAATAGCCCAGAAGCCAGGAGCAACATTTGAGAGGATTCTTGATATGCTCTGGGCAGCTGGATTTACCAGTTATGTTACTGATACAGGAAGAGACCTCATGAATGTTAGATTCAATATGATTGAGAGCATGAGATTTCTTGGTGTAATAAGACCAGAGCGTCTGCTTGAGGACGCTTATAAAGTATGGGAAGGTAGACAGCCAAGAGGATTTGAGCCAGCATCAGTTGAATCCGTTGAGCCTATAGGAGAAACAGAGTTAGTAAATATGGTTACGAGCAATCACACCTTTATAGCAGAAGGTATGGTAACTCACAACACAGAGTACTATTTGGACACAGTTGTCGGCAGACTGAATAGTAGAAACAGAAATATACAGAACATTCCTTTAGATTGTAGGCATATATTTCTATCTGATAACGGATGCTTTACTACAGGAGATTACAGTCAAGAGCACCCGCGCATACTAGCGTATGTTTCCCAAGATAGAGAGATGTTAAGAGTGTTCGATGAAAAACAAGATATACACTTAAACACCGCAAAGAAATTGGGGGTATCAAGAGACATGGCTAAAAGAGTCAACAATGCTATGCACGGAGGAGCAACTGCTACGACTGTAAGTGTTCATACTAAGATAAGAAACAAGGACCTTTGTAACAAGTTCATTGATGATTGGTCTAGAGTATATAGGAGTGCCTGGGATTGGATTATGTATGCTCAGAGAGAGGGGCTCAAGAATGGTTGGGCACTTCCAACACTCTTTGGTAGAAGTATCAGGATACCTGATGAGTTTACTAAATATGGCAATCTAAACAAAGATGCTATGATGAGGAAGGGTTCAAGTTACCCTATACTTGGCAGTGATGGAGAGATAATGAAGCGAGCCATTATATTATGCAGAGACAAAGGCTTAGGTCCTCCAGTAATGGCAGCATCAGTACACGACAGTCTCAGCTTCGATGGAGATGTGGAGTTACCAGTAGAGGAGCTAGAGATGATAGCAGGGTTCAGGATTCCGTTTGAGGTTAAGAAGACAATGAGGTGGGAATGATGGGAAGTAGACCACTAACAGATGATGAAAGAATCAGTATCCAAGAAAGACTGATAGAAGTAAAAAAGCGCAGTCAGATTCTCCTCAGTTGTATTGCCTATATGGAGAAGGAGCTCCAGGAAGGAACTACTTGGTATATAACATCAGAGGAGTCTGCCAAGATGCATAAGGAAGTAAAGGAGATTGCTCATAAAGACCAAGAAAGATTTGAGCTGTGGGAGATAGAAAGATATGGCAGAGTTTTAACTGACGCTGAAAGGCTAGGTTGGACTCATATGCCAGACAGGATAGAGAGATAATGAAGATACTTTTAACTATCACTATACTCTGCCTACTACTCATAGCATACAATCAGATGCAGGTAGAGGAAGTGCCTGTCCAACCAGTACCAGTAGCTGAGCCCGCTACACCTATGCCTTCAGCAGTCATAGAGCAGCAGCCACAACTAGGCAGAGTTCTCAGGGAGAGGGTCTACTGGCAGGAGTCAGCAGAGTATTACCACTGGAGGACTAGTATAAAGACCAGTATAGAAGATGCCAGACCGCCAGAGTATTCAGGCAGGTGGATTACAGAATACTACTGGACTTACAAATAAGGAGGTAAGATATGAGGTGCCCAGAATGTGGAACAGAACTAGAGCCTAGCATCAATAAGTATCAGAGCAGTGACGAGTTCGTTGAAGTAGAGTTATACTGCGCAAATGAGCATGGATACTTCGTTAGGATAAAAGAAGACGACTTAATAGCCCTACCAATGAAGTAGGCAGAGGAACCAGCTCGGCAACCAACCAGCCCCCCTGCCCAGAAAGGAGGTGTCCTACCATCATCGTGAGAGGGCAGGCTCCAACCTTCTACTTCCAGGATATAGTAACACTAAATGCTATGTCGCCATCAGTCAGGTCCAAGTCAAACAAGTCAACAGTGACTGACAACCTCCAGACCTTAAACATAAGCTTCATTCTACGCCTCCTTATATCATACCCCTCTATACTGTTATAGAATGGCATATTATTCACTTACTTGTAGTCTGGCATTTGACGCATACTCCCTGCCGTGAAGTCGCCGATATATTGCTTACGGTCCTTCCAGATGCTGTAAACTTCATTCCTACGTTCATCTGCCTCTGCCTTAAATCTATCAGCCAGAGCTGTATCAGTGGCAGCTGCTCCTACATACTGATTAGCCTGCTGTAGATATGATATTACCTGACTAAGATAATGCCCAGCCTTAGCTACGAAAGTATTAGCTATCGCTGTGTAACCTCCAGCCTGCTCTATATGAGACCTCAGGTTACTTAGCCTCTGAGCCGCCTCTTGGGCATATATCATAGCAGCATTGGTTCTGGTAGTAGCACTCTGCACATACATAGCTCGGTCATTCTCATAGGCTGCTACCAGCGAATCCTTAACAGTCTGAGCGTACTCACGGTAGGCTCTTTGCACATCCTGACCTTCGCCTCCAACTGCTACAGTATTTAACAGAGCATCACCAGATTTCAAATAAGCCAGTATGTCTGGCTCACTATCACCAGCAACATAGTCAACGGTGCTTATATACTTCTTTCTAACATCAGATGCATCAGTTAGTTCAGTAGCCACACTGTCCAGATAAGTATTCATAGCATCCGTAGCACTTGTTATAGCTGTTCTCATAGCGGTAAGTATAAGTGCCAGTATACCAGCAGCATCTGCATCAGAGTTGTTGTCCAGATACTTCTCTACGTCAGCAAGAGCAAGAGCCAGTGCTGAATGAGTGCCAGTAGCATTACCCAGTGCTGTTCTAGCACCTGCTATGTCAGTAGCTGCCTGATGCTCTTGCTTCAGTGCGTAGGTATATAGAGCATAAGCAGCAGCAGCCATCAGCACTGTATCAGTCAGGAAGCTAGGCTCAGTGCCTGGTGAGTACTCACCTGCTACTTGATGCCTGGCATCGTAGTAAATCCTGTACTGCTCATCCTCAGCCATCTGTATCTGCTCATCAGACTCTCCCATACCAGTTACGACATAGTACTTGCCAAAGGTATCGCCTTGTACGAAATTCTGCGGTATCTGACCTATAGGATACTCCACCCGCTGAACTCTAATCAGGTCAGGCAAGTCACTAATGTCAATACCTATCTGAGATTTCTTATAAGTAAATTCGCAGACCTCTCCAGCAGCAATTAGACCCCCTGATATAGCCTTAACTCTACCGTTGGCATAGTCTATGTAGTAATCAGTATTACGAACTATTGCTACATCATCATCGCCCACACCTGTATCGCTCTGCCACTTGATAGGACTATTGGCTAGATATACCCAGACGTCAGTATAATCCCCTATACCTAACTCAAACTGGTCGCCAGCAGCAGCACCTGATATCTGGTCGAACTCTACCTCGTACACAGCCTTGAAGTACTTCTTGCCCATCCACAACTTATCATCACCTTTGATATAGTGCTGTATCTCCTGAATAGCCTGGTCATCTTTATCTATGCCACTTACTATCAGAGTCATACCAGTTATGCTATCGTCAGCATCTGTAAGTAGGTAGCGTAATGGTCTCGGCACATCAGGCTGACCATCAATAGTACAGGTATCCCCTGCAGCTGCTGCCTCTCCATTTCCATCTACGTACAAAGATTCAGTAGCCACTATCTGTCCAGCAACTGCATCTAGTGGGAAGGTTACTGACTCATCAGCTACACTGAACTGATGAGAGTCCTCATATATCTTCTCATCAGGCAGGAATCTGCTCATGTCTGAGTATGCTCTCTCAATACTACGGTTAAGTTCAGCAACTGTTATCTCAGTGTCAATAGTTATTTTCAGGTCCGTTGCCAAGTCAGCTCTCATTTGAGTTTTAGTTTTATTACCCATATTCTCCCTCCTTGCATTCTATTCTATACCTAGCAAGCGTGCGTAAATTCTCACAAGTTCCCACATTTCTACCTGAGTGATGACAGTTGGCGGATTGGACAGAATCTCCCTTGCTCGTATGATATCTGGACTTGGCTCTGGCTCTGGTATAGGCGGTAGCGATGCTATAAAAGCGTCATATTCTGCTTGGCTAATCTCTACCACACCTTCAACATCAAGGTCATAAGAGTAACTCTCAACCGTAGTTGTCATTCCGTTCTCATCAACTCTTTTCCAGTATCTCATTATCTCATCCTTATCCGATGGCGACCCAATAGTAAACCTCACTATTACCATTAGCTGATTGTGCATAGCTTGCTGCATTTCCTACATGAAAATTGGTAGCATCGGGGGCAGTCACAGCATGATTACCAGAGCCTGGGCTTGATGCGTCAGTCCAGTATATAGCAGCAGAGCCTTGTATAATATTGAATATAAAAACGCCAGCACTGCGTACAAGAACAACCAATTTTGGCGCAATGCCCAAGCCGTGAGGAATTGTTCTGTTGGCTGTATTATTACCAGTATAAGAGCCTGACGACACCACAACAGGGTCTATCTCAGTGGGGTCAGTAGCATCACCAGCACCCAAGAGGAGCTTAGCGGCTGTCCATTCTAAATGTGATTTGCCTATTCTCACTGCATCAGTGATGGTGCGGTCAATATTGTAGCCAGTCAGGTTATTTACTATTGAGATTTCCCAGCCTTCTTTATAGTCAGCGATGGCTTGCCCATAGCCGACTGTTACACTGGTTATGGCTATATAATAGTAACGGAGATAGTCGGTTGTTTCACCTATAAGGATATACCACTTATTATTGGCTGCATTTCTGGCAAACCTCACCTTTATTTGCCTTGGAGTAGTTCCACTTATCCTAGCAGATGTGAATCTCCAAGCTGGGTAACTCGTCTCAGTGCGACCACTCAAGACAAATGTAAGAGTCGCATCCTCTATCAGCGTAGTAATTGTGCCTCTGAGGGTTAGATTACCAGTGTGCCAGGTCGGTAGTTTTATTCGGGTTAGCCCTGTCATGTAAGCGCTATGATAATACGCCCCGCCTTTAGGATTAAGCACCCGCAAGCAGCCATTATCGACACGATAGATTGCCATCGGGTTGAGCAGGTCATTATCAGCAACAAGGGAGTGGTCATGAGAACGGGCATGGTGAGCATCAACGTCAGCACCATGGTCAAAAGCCCACTCAGAAGTGGGAGCTTTAGTAGCTAAATCCTCTGTTGGTGTTCCTTCTAGGTGGTCAGTTATACTGGCTGGCTGTTCAACAACCTTAGTAGAAGCATTAAGAGAAGCCAAGCCAGAAGCAGCTGCCTTCCCTAGTATTGTTAAAGTTTCAGCCAAAGTCTTCTTAATGTAAACGCCTGCTCTTGAAGCCGCCAAGAAATCACTGACAGCAGTAGCAAGTGAGTGCTTTATATATTGAGTATGGTCATCATGTGTCAAACCACTGAGAGCTAAGCCATGGTCTAACTTACCAGCCTGTGCTCCGGCACTTCGATGATTGTGGTTAGCAGACTCAAGTCTATAACCAGTATGTGGGTCTGCTCCTGCCACGTGGTCATAAGCCCACTCAGAGGTCGGAGCCTTGGTAGCTAAGTCTTCCGTCGGCGTGCCCTCCAGGTGGTCGGTAATACTGGCTGGTTGCTCTACTACCTTAGTAGAAGCATTTAGGGAGGCTAAACCACTAGCAGCAGCCTTACCAAGTATGGTCAGTGTTTCAGCCAGTGTTTTCTTGACATAAGCGCCAGAGCCAGTTGCTACCAAAAAGTCATTAGCAGCAGTTGCCAGAGCATGAGTAACACAATCAGTAGCGAATGCTAACTTCTTCCATGTTACTGCCATTACTTGTCCCCCCGTTTAGATTGCAAACCACTAATGAACATATTCTCCACCTGTCTTGCTATAACGGTCAGAACCATAAGCACATCCTGAGGCATCATCTGAGATTTAGCTATACCCTTGACCAGCTTATTCTGTAGCCTGCCCATCTTGTCAAGACGCTGCAACCTATAAGCGCCATCCAGCCGCCTCAAGAGTTCCCTTTCCTGCTTAGTCATAACTCTCCTCTACGCCGCCACAGTGCAGATATGAGCAGTTAACTCACCAGTGGCAAAGCAAATTTGCCCAACAGCTATACCTGTAGTAGGTAACGCTGCCTCATTTGCTACGGTCATAAGGATGAGGTCCTTAGCCTGCTGAAGGTCAAAGTCCACTTCAGCATCAGGTACACCTACATCGTCTAGTGCCATGCGAGCAGCCAAAGTTGCAGCAGTTATGAACTCCAGAGCATCAGGAGTAGCATTAACAGACACAATCTTGAGTGCTGCACCAGTATAGTTGGCTGGAGTATCAGTTAGCTCAATAAACCCATTAGCCGTAGCAACTTGGTCATCTACATACTTCTTGGTAGCAGCTTGTTGGTCAGTAGTTGGGTCTACTACTCCACCAATCTTCTGGGTGTTCATCAGGAACTCAGCAGCTGCATGACCACTAAGGGCTGCCATAACATCCGCTGGGCTAGTTGCAACTGGGGTATCATCGTCCGTAGCATACAGAAATGTATCTGCGTCAAATAATGCCTTAGTTACTACATCGTCCTCATAGGCTAGTTTCTTCCATGTTACTGCCATTTCCTTGCCCTCCTTTACTTAGTTTCTACAATACTTATAGTATTGTTCTTATAGTCAAACAGCACCTGAGGCTTAACAAGCACTGTCGTTATCGCTGGAGCCTGACCTTTACTAGGGTCGGCTCCAACATAGAGAGTGACCACTGGGTTCTTTAGCCATACTGTTACTGATTCCATAACACCTCCTTATGCAGTAGCTACATAGACATGGTCATCATCAGAGTCATAGAACATGGTTCCTTCAGCACCAGTCGAGGATGCTTTAGGAGTAAGCCTAAGCTCAGATACTTTTACTTGGACATTGTGCTCAAGGATACCGTCCTCATTCAGTTTGGGGTACTCATGTCCTGGGACTATCTTTTTAGCCATCGTACATCCTTACGCTAAGAATCCGAATACATCTATAGTAGCAGTACATGCTGCTGTAGTGCCAGTTATTACCTTAATACCAAATACGCTAGCAGCTGCACAGTCAGTATACTTAGTAACATCAGCTCCAGATATGACCATATAGTCAGTAGCTAATGTGGTCATGCTTGAGAGGTCTACAGACTGCCTCCATGTATCACAGTTAGCACCAGTACCTAAGTCATAGTCAGTACCACCAGACATAGAAGCTGATGGTTCTCTAACTATCACATGAGTAACATATAGAGTCTTACCGCTAGGAACAACATAGAGGTTAGTCTTACCAGCAGTCTTCATATCAACGCCTGATACTGTTGCTAATCTGGTTATTGCATTCTCATTAAGTGCAGCCATAATACCTCCTATAGTTTGTAAACCATGCTACCATTATGGCTTACTGCCACATCCTCATAGGTTACTATTGCACTAGCTACTGGAGATGCCACTGCTTGTACGGTTACGCCTGCTACTTGAGTCACTAGTAGCTCCCTCTTTTCAAAGTCCATGCCAGTCGGACTAGTGCTTATAGGCTCATCCGCTGGTCTTGTTGATATATGCCTTTTTCTCACTGACATTACTTAAACAGACCTCCTATCCACTTCCTCATAGACTCAATTCTCTCCACTACTTCTCCGCCAAATGTCTCCCCTACCTCTTCCTTCCAAGGTGTTATAGCTCTCCAACGTTCCTTGACCTCTGATAGGAATGTTTCTCCACGCTCTTCCTTCCAAGGTGTAATCTTCTGCCATAGAGTCTTAGGTTTGGGAGGACCTGGAAACTGCCGTATCTCTTCAAACTGAGGCGGAGGTAATTGCATACCAGTATACTGCCTTCTATATGCTTCAGCACCAGCTTCTCGTAGCCTTCTCTCCTCCTCTATCATTCTATCCATAGCAGGTGGCTCAGCTGGTTTAGATACAGGAGCCTTAGGACCATAAGGTTCTTCGCCAACACCTCCGTATATATTGATAGCAGTATCCAGTGCTTTTCTTACAGTAGCTTCTGCCACATCCACGTCAAAGCCTAAGTCGCCTAGCCCAACCTGCATACGGCAGAAGCCAGGTCGGCAGATATGGCGGATAGAGGAGACTCTGGCTACAGCATCGGTAGGTCGGGTTACAACTGGGTTCATAGCAAATCCCCAGTAGGCAACACTAACCCGAGGTGTAGTTGTGTTTGGATTGGACTTTACAGATAGCACACTCCCAGCAGCAACAACTGCAACGTCAGCTGTATTATTGCCAGTAGTGTCTGTATCAGATATAGTAACTGCTACACTTGTGTCAGCCCCATCGTCCCTGATAGTAAGTGTATAACTATTGTCTGCTTGAGGAGTAGCAGAAAGTAGTACATGGAACTTACCTACCTTACAGTCATTAGCCAGTTGGTAATAATTGCTTTCAGTAACACCCCAAGCAATCTGACTTTTGGAAGAAGGACAGTTGTACTCAACATTAGTCTGGTGCATACTCCCTGACGGATTGTTCATAAGTATAGACTCACCAGCTATATCAGGCACAAAGGTAACTCCCCACGTAGGAAAGACAGCAGGACGTCCCGCACCTGACGGAGTTCCTACCATCTTGAGAGTAACAATATCGCCAGCAGACACACTCACTCCATGAGTTGTGTCATTAGCAGTCTGTCCACTGTTAGGTATAGTACAAGTTAGAGCACTATCAACCCCGTTGACTCTAAGTGTAAATGTTAGTGTCTGACCAGAAGTTATAGCAGCATGTGTTCTTACGTAAAGACTTCCAATAGTGCCATTAGTAGGGATTACCTGTCTATGGATAGTCTCACTACTAGTCACATATGCTGAGGCACACATAAGAGCTACATAGTTCGTATCGTAGCTTCCAGTTCCGTTCCTAGGTGCTCCCATTACAAGAGCAGAGTCTCCTGTAAAGACAATGGAGGAGCTGTAGTCAGCCGCATCAGGAGTTCCACTAGGAGTACAGCTAAGCCAAAGATAGTCACCTGCTACTACACTAGCCGTGTGGGCACTATCTATGCCAGTAGTGTCAGTACCTGATATAACAACTACTATATCAGTATTAACACCATTCTTTACAAGACGAAATGTATATGACTTGCTTGTTCCAGGAGCAGCGCTAAGGCGTATTCGTAGTCCACTGAATACACCAGCAACTGACACTACCTGCCCTGAGCCTGTAGTGTTAGCGTTTACACTGCCACCTTGAAGATGAGGATATCTAGCGGCAGTAGTGCTAAGACCTGCGGCACCTCCTATAATTATCTGCTGCATAGTCTAAAAACCTCTAGAATCAACTGTCCGAACCTTGTCATATAGTTCTACTCTAGCATCATGAGGAGCATACATTCTGCCAGCCATCTGCTCAAACTTGGCTCTCTTCAATAAGGATGCTGCCCTACTGTTCACCTGAGCTTGGCTAGTTAGTGAACCAGCTAGAACTATCCTATATATCTCATCATAGGCGTCTATCTCATCCTGGTCTACTCCGTTAGGACTTGCACTGACTATGTAGCTAGTCCATAGTCCATCAGTACCTTCGTTACCATAGACAAGAAAGTGATTAGGTACTAGCACATTGACTCTTTCCAGATACTCGTAGAAGTAAGGAGCGGCATCTGAATAAAAGGTTAAGTCTACACTATCGCCACTCTGAGGATATTTAATCTCAAACTCCAAGTCGTCTAAGGCTTTCAGGTAGCTGGCAGTCATGTTGAGCAGTCGGTACAGTAGCGGTGCTGCGTACTCAAAGGGCTGAGCGTTGATGTCGAACTGAGGCTGAAGGGAGTCTATAATACCGTCATCTTCAGCTAGAGCAGCTAGAGTCATGCTAAGCTCAGCTAAGACGATTACCATAATATCATAGATAGTATCAGTAGTATAGGATGGAGTATACAGTGGAGGGCTACCGAGTCGCATTACTTGCTCTCTCAGCTTAGCCCACATACCTTCAAGCTCTAGAACTTCCCACAACTTACCGCCAGAAGATATGGTTTGCTGGTGCTTCACCCAGAGTCTGGGAGGAGCACCTTCATTAGTGCCATCGCCAAGATACTCATCGCCAGCACCAGTAGTGTAGCCGTAGCCAATTTCTATCCAGTAGCCTTTGACTGATGGAATAGAGCGGTCTACATTACGGAGGATAATAGTGGCATAGTCATCGTAAGGCTCTTCAATATGGTCTATCAGTAAGATGCGATTACCGTAGGTGGCAGAGTTAGTACTGAGGTCAACAGTGGTGTTTCCATCCTTGCTAGTAAAAACTAGCTTATAGTATGGAGTATTAGTAGCAGCCTGTTGAGCTGCCAGAAAGGTTGCCGATAATGACCTCGCCACGTCTTAACCTCTATTAAACCCTCTGGCATAGAAGGTCTTGTCAGTTGTTACACCAGTTCCTACAGCTACCTTGATAAACTGAGCTCCACCTATCCTAAATACCAGAGAGCGAGCAGTAGCAAGACCCGTAGTTATTTGCTGGAAGTCGGCGGCAGTATCATTATCTAACTGATATATGGGATAGTAAGTCCCGCCTGAGTTCATAGCTATATGAACAGTAACAGTATGAGCACCATCAAGTTCAGGCTGAATTACAGTTAGGAACTCAAAGAATCCTTGCAGATCTACTTCTTCTGACAGGTCATCATCTGCAGACTGGTCTATCAAAGCACTATGCCACTTGGTCGGTATCATATCTTATCTCCCTATCTTCCGTAGTTTAGTTCCTTCCCTGTCTTCTCACGGGCTATCCCGTATGCTCTTCCTGCACAAGCCCGTTGCTCAGCGCCAGGCTCTCCCATACAAGTTTCTATTTCTGCACTGATTGCTTCCTGTATCTGAGCATCAGATGAGTCTTTAGTTAGCGCGTCCATTTTAGGATTAGGCATAGTTGCCTCCTTTATACTGGCTCCAAAGCCGACCAGTAGTCCTTTCTTAAATGTAATCTTGTAGCCGCCTAGAGTCCTCTCACCTGTAAGTCCTAGATTATCATCGGCAGATACAGTACCAGTGAAGTTGATGTCAGAGTGAGTAGGATGAGAATGCGCCACTACAGGAAGTACCACCCACTCTCCATCTACTACACGGAATTGCTCGCCAGTTGACGGCTTAAGCCATGTTACAGAATCCGCCATTACTGATGGCATATCCTCTTGCACCATTGTATTCGTATTCCACACAGTGTCCTCCTAGGTAAAGAATATAAGCTGCCTGCTATTCTTTAACTTCTGCTGAAGTTTCCATGCCTCATAGCAGCGAGGGCATCGCATTTCTTCCTTACCGTAGATATGATTGTAGAGATTACCGCATACCTTACATGCTACCACTACCACATCTCCACGATTATATACTCTCTGAAACACGATGCCCTCCCTGTAACTACTTGGATAGCCTGGCTATCAGCTCCTCTTTACTAAGACCCTTCTTTCCTGCCAGTACCTCAAGCTCATCAATGCTTAGGTCTTTTAGGTCTTTCTTTGGCTCAGTTTTCTTTGGCACTTCTTACCTCCTTATGGCATGATAGTCAACCATACTGTAGTACCCACACTGTAGTCAGCACCGCCACTTTCAGCGTAAGCCAGACCAACTACCTGCTGAGTACCAGGAACACAGCTTCCATGCGTGATAGCGCTAGTAGTGTCAGGCAACTGCTGAGTATTACCGTGGATACCATACACCTGAAGCTGTTCACCGTCTGCACCTTCCCAGGAGTTGTGAGGATGCATCATGTTATTAGGTCCCCATGTCTGAAGCCACCCATACTCACTGGCAGCTATCTGGTCGTCCATGAGTACGCCCATCCACATAGCAGTGTCAAGACCAGTTAGATGAGTCACGACCTCCTTGTAGGGATGCTCAGTCAGGACCACATCATCTGTAGTAGCGAGGGCAGTAGGCCAACTTCCATCAACAGTGAAGATGACTACGTTGGAGTCACTCCCTATGGTAGCAGCTACTGTGTTGCTGATAATATAGCAGGAACGATACACAGTACCTTTGATACCAAGAAAGCCTCCAGCATACTTGTTCACCGTGCAGCCAGAGTAGGTGATGTTCACGGTACTAGCTCCTGAGGCGCCACTTATCACTCCGTTAGATATATCGTAGTGAGCGGCGGTTGTCTTGACTAGGTAACCGGCTCTCTTGCTCGGAGTGGCACTAGAGTGCCTAGAGTAGATGAATGTCCTTAGCCCATCACGGAAGATAGTGCCTCTGGGATAGCTTGGAGCCACAGTTGAAGTATAAACATCAGGAATCTTAAGGTTACCCCACACTCCCTCATCTGCCTCACCAGCAAACCAAGGAGGCATCTGGATATGCTTACCATCCACACTGCGAAGGTCGTGATTTACTCCAATGTAACTTGTGTTAGCCATTTTCTTCTTCTCCTTTTTATATTTTGGTGTTTCTGAGGCACACCGTTCAAAGCCTTACGCAACTATTGCGTGGTCTCCAATGTCAGCAATTCTGCCAAGGCATAGACTAGAGCCTAGCAGCAAGGCACCGTAGTTGACTAGCCTTATGCCGCCAGCATCGTAGTCTTCCAGTTCTGGGAAGCGGACTAGCTTATACAAGTCGCCCAGACCTTCAGTTCCACCATAGGCATAGGTTAGTCCAGGCTCCTGATTCAGGACATTACCATGCTTGATACCGAAGATGGAGTAGGCACGAGTACCTGTGCTATACAGTCCTCTGGCATTAGCCGAGCTTCCAGTACCAGTTCCATCTGCCTCAGCTACGAGGTAGTCAGTTCGGATTATAGGAATACCATCCCAGAAGAGAATCCTCTTGCCCAGGTCATTGTAGCCCATAGTGATGAAGCTCATGTTACCAGCAGTGCCAGTAGCTAGGCTAGCAAAACCACGCTCCTGATAAGCAGCGTCCATTCTGCGGATGATTTCAAAAGGAGCCCAGAGTTCATCTATACCATGAAGCATGGAGTCAGTCAGTACTCTCAGGTAATGTAGACTAAGACCTACACCTGCGCCTCCATTATCAATGTTCTTAGGGTCGTAAGCAGAGCCTTGAGTCCAGGGAGTACCGTGCTCAGCAGCTAAGGCGTGGATGCCATCAAACTGCTTAGAGCTGGTATAGGTGTTGTCGGCGTAGATTATCCTAGCCCCTATCTTCCGCTTAAGTCCTTTCTCAGACTCCAGAAGCATTCTTGCTTCGTAGTTGTTGTAGGTTCCGTAGATACCTGGCAGGAAGTGGTCAAGCTTCCTCTGGATATAGGAGCGGCGAAGAGTCATTTCCTTCTCATCGTAGTCTACATCCTCAGTCCAGGAGAGTTGCTCACCAATGTC